TTTAACGCTTAAATTACGCAAACCAATCTTTTCGTGGACTGTAAATCTATATCCCATGCAATCCCACAACTGCAAAACGTCAAATTCCAAATTTCCATGATTTTTAGTCCACACATAAGCCTGAATAGGCAATTTGTCGTACAAAGCGCCGTACCTTGGCAGCAGGCTCTCAATGCGGAACACTTGCCCACGAATGGCTTTGATACTTACCCAGATGCAAGGCTCAAGCTCACCGTGGCCTTTCTCAAAGTTGTACAAATATTCACGCCGCACAAAACATTTAATGGGCGGTAAGTTTCCAATGATGTAACTCATATCAAATCCATCTGTTTCGGCATAACTTTCCATTCCCGTTCGGCTCGACCTGATTTGCTTTGCACGTTACGACCAGTTAACAGGATTTCATGATTGCGTTCTAATTCACTTAACCGCCTAGCAACCTGGTTGCCATCAAGTCCCGTAATCGAGGCTATACCGTCTTTGCCCATTGCCCCATACTTGCATAAGGCTTGAATGATGATCGTGGCGTGTTGAGCCGCTAAAGCCTTTGCACGGTCAGCTGCCGCCCAACTGGTGACGGGATCGGTGTTACGAGCAAACATTGTTTACCTCTTGATTTTTATAATTTTTTGTTAATTTTTCAATAGATTCACAATACTCAAAAATATTCCAACTAAGTTGTTGAATACGATTTTTATTTATCATTTCATTTTTTAAACTTTCAATTTCTTTTTCATGAATTTTTTGCAACCTATTTCGCTCATCTCCTCTTATAAGTTTGTCCAATCGTTCAAAATTATCACCAAAACCTGTTGATGATTTTTCGTAGTTTTCAACAAATGAATAAAAACCTGAAATTTTAATAAAATTGTTTAATTTTTTGTTCATACCATCAACACCCAAAGTAACGGAATGTAGCCAAACACCATTGCTAAGAACAATGCGCCGCCTATCCATGCAACTACTGATATTTGTTCGTCAACCCGTGTGTAGCGGGTTTGGTATCGCATCGTGCGGTCTGTGCGTTTAGTCCAGTTTGAATCGCCTAAGTCTGTAAAGAAAGGCCAGTTGTGCTTATTCATAATCTTCCTCGTTGCAAGTAACGGTTTCAATATGGTTTGGGTCAATGTAATGGGTGTACATCGGCACAGCGCAGCAAAGAACGTCATCACGGTCAATCTTGATGTACGCCTCGCCTGTACTGTCTATTTTCACGCTGTCAGCAAATTGATCCATCAGCTCTGCAATTTTTCTGTCGGACAGCTCATGGCTGAGATCGCGCATGAGTTGGCGTTTGCCTTCGTCAGTTAGTTGTGTGTATGCGTATTTCATTTATGTACCTTTTGTCGTAGTTGATGGTGCAGTAAGGTAAAACGCTTGGCTTGTTTGGTTAGCGTATGCACTTAATATTGCACTTTACTAATCCGTTGCGACCTATTGTCGTTTCCCGCCAAGAACCTAATAAACCTTACTGCATGACTAATATTAAGCTATCTAAACAGTAATGTCATAGGTGTTTACCCTAGTTTTTGTAATTATTTTTGATTTATTTGGATTTTTACAACAAAACGCCCCAATTAAGGGGCGGTCGATGGAACAAGGAGTGAACAACACCGACGATTTATTATAGGTTGTTTTTACGCTTATAGAACGCTAATAAATACTGAAAGCAATCCCATGCCGCAGCAAGATCGTTTTCTGAGTGTTCAATTAACCTTACGTCACCGTCAGCAGTAAAAAACACATTGGCGCATCGGGCTGTTGGTTTACCAAGCCCAACACGGTAAGCAGCTAATTGCATGAGTTGTTCATGATATGGCACAACTTTTTCAAGCTGATCCTTGCTTTTGAAGTCGATAACAATGTTTTCAGCAATCAAATCCACCTTGCCGCCAAACCCTTCGTATGCAAACGAGCGTTCAGCCTCCCAAGTCTGGTCATGCCCAAAGTGAATTTTGATTGACGCATCCACTTGGTCAACATAAAACGGGTAATCATCATGTTCGCCACGGTAAAAACGCTCTAACACTCCATGCATTTGTGTGCCTCGATCCATAGCGTCACGACCCGTAGACTTACTGTCGGTCATCACCCGTTCTAGCCAGTTTTCCTCCGTTTCCCCGTCAATGCGTGGCAATGTCAGCGCAGCTAGTAAGACTTGCTGTTGCAGCCAGTTGGATAAGCCAGGCTTGGCAACCAATCCCAACACGGTTGTTACGCTAGGCTTCAAACCAAGTTCTCGTGCGTCACGAACCGTTGTATTACGCTCTTTGCCGTTCTTGCCAATGATCTTGTACGCTGGTGAACCGTCAGCTGCGTACCAATGGCCTGATTCTGAGTCTGCTGATTTGATAATCATTGCCTTGCCTCCATCATTGCGTCTGCAAACTGATATGCTAATTTTGCAACATCATTATCTTCAGATTCTCGTAATAATCCCGTTAATGCTGCAGCGGCAAAATAATCCCGCAAACTCATGCCTGGCATCATCGCATCGTCTTTAATCCAAGTTGGAAAAGCTGGTATCAATCCATTTGTATTCATTTTTGCACCTGTTTAGCTAATGTTATTTATCTTCCGATTTTAAAAAATTTATAACTGGAGATTCTTTGCGAAGTGAATAATATTCAATTTGCACTTTTGCGCTTGCAATCATTTTTCCTGCCAAATTTGCTAATTCTGCTGCTTCATTTGTAGAAATTGATTTGTTTTGCAATTGTTGAAATATGTTAGATAAATGTTCTCGTAACTCATTGACGTTTTTCATTTTGATCTTCTAAGAATCGTTTAATTTGAAGTTGAACTCGTTTAGCGTTTACAAGTTCAATTGGAATTTGCGACCTACGCAAAGTTGTTTTTATAACAAACAAATCTTTTATATAAGCATCGCTTAAAAATTCTTTTCTTTTTTGATAACTTTTTTTAAGCCATTGTTTGTGTTTATCAGGATTTTTTAAATAAGAATAGCGACAATATTCAATGCTTTTTTGTGGGTTTTTTATTCGCCAATTTTGGGCTTCTAATACCCTACAAGATTTACAAGAACTTCTTGGCAAAAAACCACTTAAAACAGTTTTTTTTAAAGAAAAATTTGAAACTGGTTTAATAATTTTGCATGAATTACAAATTTTTTCAATAATTCCAATTTGTTTACTTAATAAATTTTCTGTTTTGCGGGTTTTATTGTTCATTTATTTACCTGTTTAGCAAAAGTTTTAAGCATCTCGATTGCATCCTGCAAATCTTGCATAGCCCTAGCGTCTAAGACCATGCCTTCGTACCATTGCTGCAATCGCCAAGAAATAAGTATTGCTTCCTCTGTCTGGTTCATCAGAACGGCACATCGTCTTGCATATCTTCAAGCGGTATAACTATTCCTTCTTTGATCGCTCGATACGCATCAGACTTTGGTTTGGCAGGCGCAGCTGGTGCAGTACCTAATGCATCTTGATTTTTGTTGCCAAGCATTTGCAAATCATTTAATACAATTTCGCTTGTGTATTGTTCAACGCCATCTTTGTTTACCCATTTACGAGTAACAAACTTTCCCGCAACATAAACTTGTGAACCTTTTTTTAACCAATCTCCACAAATACCAGCTAATTTATCAAACGCACTAATTCTGACCCATTCTGTATTCTTTACTTCTTCACCATTGCGTTTTTTAAATTCAGTATTAACAGCAATTGAAAAGTTACAAATTGCAACGCCGTCTGCCGTATAACGTAATTCAGGATCGCTTCCCAACCTTCCAATGAATTCACATCTATTAAGATCGGTTGCCATTATTGTTGTTCCCAGTTTGCTTTAAATTGATCGTATGCAGCCTTTAACGGGATTTGTTGTTCTTTCAAACACACAGTCCATGCTGCTCTAAATATGTCTTTCAGGCTTTCGTAGCTGACCGCTGATGCCATTTGCGCTACGGTGTTGTCCAACTCAATGCCTTTGGGTTTCTCAACAACTTTAACTGGCGCTGATTTAACGGCTGAGTTACCGTCATCATCTTCTGACGCAATGCCAAGCGCACTTTGCAAGCTGTAGCGTTTTGCATACGAAATCGCTGAACCGTAACCTTGAGCATCTTGCTTACTCGCAGGAATAAACAACGTGCCGCAACTAAGTTGTTCGCCTGATTCATGAATAAGGACTGTTTCGACTGCTACGCCACCGTCTGCCGTATGCAACATCTGCACAAAGGCTAGACCGTTAGCCGACAAAGCAGGCCGCACAGCGTCAATGACTGATGCCAGGCTGCTATATGCAGATTTAAAGTGTGGGTTTTTAGCGTCTTTGGCTGCGTGCGACATTGCTGCTTGAGCCGTGACAAGTGCTTTTGCTAGTTCTTTCATTTATGTACCTTTTATCGTTAATGGCGGGTATGCCATGACTAATATTAAGCAATCTAAATACAGAAAGCAAGTGGAAAACTCACAATTAAAATATTTATTGAGTTTCTTTGACAAACAATGTTAAGATGTCTTATGAAAACAACAGACATCATCCAAGCATTAGGCGGCACTTTTGCAGTAGCCAAGCTATGTCGTGTCAGTCCTTCAGCCGTAAGTCAATGGCGAAACAACGGCATAGCAAAGGATAAATTGATTATGTTAGCCACGGAAATTGAAACAAAGTCTAATGGCGCCTGGACTCGCAAAGAAATCCCTAACTGGTCACAAATTTGGCCTGATTTTCGATAGACTTGAATTGCCTTTAGCAAGCGGGTTTCGTAGCAAGCACACGATTGTAAAAGAACCAACCAGTCAGCTTCAGACTTGACGCTTCGGAAAGACGAGGATCAAGACGCATACAGATTAGGTCTGTAACCGTGTTGGTATGTGAAAGCGGATGTTGTGGCTCATTGGTAGCACCTGCCAGTCGTTCTAGAGAGTAACTGGAAA